TGCTTGTTAAAAAATTGAAAAACGTAAAATTTATATAAACATATATTATAATCCAAGTTATATAATGATCATCCCCATCAAATGTTTCACATGCGGCAATGTTCTTGCGGACAAGTATAGATATTTTCAAGACAATGTTCGTCAATCTAAGTTGAATGACGGGGTTCAAATTGATAAGGTTGTATATTTAACTAAATCTAACATGGACAAAACACCAGAAGGAAAGGTGCTTGATGATTTAGGATTAACCAGAGGGTGTTGTCGTCGTCATATGTTGACACATGTAGACATTGAATAAAATATCTGCTATATTTATATAAAATGACACAGGGCGTTTGTACGAAAAAAAGCATTAAAGGCAAAAGGAGTAAAAATAAATCTACTAAGAGGCGCGGAGGATGTGGGTGTAGTGGCAAAGTGGGTGGCAAGCGGTTGAAACGTACTGCATCCAATCGAAAAAAACGCAATATGACCAGACGCATTAAGGGTGGTTCAGAAAATTTGGCACAATTGCCAATTAGATATTATTATGAAAACAATACTCACACAATGGACCCAAACAATCCATCTTTCATTGGAAATTCTATAAAGTCCATCTCAACTGGTGGGAAACGCAAAAAGAGTAACAGACGTCGCGTAAAGGGAGGACTGTCATTAAATGATATTTTTTTAGGAAATTCATCGAGAGTTGATTTAAATACCGGATTCGGAACAACTATTGGGGCAAAAAGTATATATGACATTTCGACCTTCGGTCAGTCTACAAACCCGGACACAACTATTCAACCCGCGTCGAATTTAAACAACGAACATACACCGCTGTTAGTTTAAACTAACGAATAATATTTTTCTACATGTATTGTATATTGTACAATGAATAACCCATTTAATAAACTATGTGGTCCGTCTTATCTTTATTTAGTTGTTTCGATGATTTTCATTGTTCTTGCGTCATTCCAAAATATGGGAAACCACAGTACTTACTGTCTTGGAAACCAGGAATGTAATGTAACAAGCACAACGTTTATATTTGCAATCAAATTGATATACATATTATTTTGGACCTGGATATTAAATCTTATGTGTAGCACTGGTGCCACCAATGTAGCGTGGTTTGTGGTATTATTTCCTTTCATTCTCATGTTTATTGCGATCGCAATGATGATGCTTTAATTTGTATATTGAAAACTATATTATCACTTAATATAATATAGTTGCGCTGATGACAACAAAAAATAGGACAACAAAAAATAGGACAAAACAAAATAAAACAACAAAAAATAGGATAACCGACATACACGGTGAGATAACTAGTGAAAAAAGTGGTTGGAAAAACATTTGCGTTTACGGAGACCCACATGAGCGTGGGTATGCCCACGGATATCTGTTGTCAGATGATTTAAAGCGCGTGAAAACTTGTCTCCCGTTTATGGTTGAAGAACATTTCAACATTAGCTTCAAGAAGTACATGGATGACTGCAATAAACAAATATATAATGTTGTAAAAAAAAAGTGTCCTGAAATATATAAAGAGATACAAGGCATTGTAGCAGGGGCAAGAAAGAAGGGAGTTAACGTTACAACTCAATTTATAGTTGCTTGGAATGGGTTTCTATCCATGTATTCATTATACAAGGATGGTGGTTCTGAACGATGTAGTGCTTTCATTGCGACTGGTGATGCTACGGAAAATGGCGACATAGTAATGGCACACAACACACATTCTGATTTTTTAACGGGACAACTTTTGAACATTGTTATGACGGTTAAACCCACAAAAGGTCATGCGTTCAAGATGCAAATGTCGGCTGGATTTGTCGCAAGTGGTTCTGATTGGTTCTTGTGTGAAAGTGGCATAGTAGGGTGTGAAACTACAATCGCATTTGTTAATAAAAAACCTACATTTGGTTTGCCTTATTTCTGTAGAATAAGAAATGTTATGCAGTATGCCGATAACCTAGATGATTGTTCTAATATCATGTCCAAAGATAACGCAGGAGATTACTCTTGTTCGTGGTTATTTGGCGATATCAATACAAATGAAATAATGGTTCACGAGCTAGGCAAAACAACCGAAAGCATTCAGAGAACCCAAAATGGTGTTATTTATGGTATGAATTCGGCATTAAGTTTTGAAGTTAGGAATAAAGATACATACGATATACAACACTTGGATTTAAATAGTAGTGTAGGTTCTCGCAACCATCGTTTAGATTATTTGTTGAACGTCAAACATTATGGGAAAATTAATCTTCATATTGCCAAGGAGGTCCTCGCCGACCATTATGACAATAAACTTAAAAAAACACACAAATGTTCTCGCGGGATATGCAAGCATGGCGAAGTTGATAATGAATTTAATTATACTCCTTACGGAGCAACTGACGGTAAAGTAACAAACAGTGCCCTAGCTGTCAATATGGAATTTCATGGTAGATTTGGTTCATCATGTGGGCGTGTGTTCTCGGTCGATTCATATATAAAGAAACACCCTGAACATAAGAAATGGAAAACAATGTTAGATGATTATAAGTCGTATGGTTGGATAAAGCTATAAACAATCGGCATCTACCATCTCTTTCACAAGCTCGTCAAATGAGGTTTCTGATTTCCATCCAAGTACTTTTTTAGCACGGCTGCTATCTCCTAGCAATTCATCCACCTCGGCAGGTCTGAAATAATCTTCTGATACGAATATTAATTCTCGACCAGTATCTCTATCAAACCCAACTTCATCTGTTTGACGTTCCAACTTTGTTGTTTTGCTTTTCCATTGAATATTAATGCCTTTCAATGAAAAAGCCTTTTCTACAAACTCTCTTACGCTGTGATATTCATTTGTAGATAACACGAAATCTGAGGGTTCGTCTTGTTGTAACATCAACCACATACCATAAACGAAATCTTTCGAATGTCCCCAATCTCGCTTTGCATCTAGATTCCCCAATATTAGTTTGTCCTGTTTCCCCTTTAGTATATTTCCGAGGGCTATGGTAATTTTTCGCGTGACGAATGTAGGTCCTCTTCTAGGCGATTCATGATTAAATAATATACCCGAACAAGCAAACATATTATAGGACTCTCTATAATTCTTAACAATCCAGTGTGAATATAACTTGGCGACTCCATAAGGAGAACGTGGATAGAATGGTGTGTCTTCGTTTTGAGGTACTTCGAGAACCCTTCCGTATAGTTCGGATGTTGATGCCTGGTAAAATCTGACAATCTTTTCAAGACTACAATTCTGGATGGCATTCAATAACCGGAGAGTTCCTATCGCATCAACGTCTGCCGTATATTCGGGTACATCGAAAGACACTTTTACGTGACTCATTGCTCCCAAATTGTATATTTCAAATCTGCGTTCCTGACTGTCATTATTTAGATTGTATTTCAGTTTAATTTCATTTAATATTCCGAACAAACAAGAGCTATCTGATAAATCACCATACCTTAGAAATAAATGATCGTTTTTAATAATGTGATCAATGCGACTAGTATTTATTGAAGATGAACGACGAATTGTACCCCACACATCATAACCCTTTTCCAGTAGCAATTCAGCAAGATAAGAACCGTCCTGTCCGGTGATTCCTGTCATAAACGCAATTTTCATGGTGTATAACAATAATTTTGATTTGTGTTTAACTTGTATTTCATTATAATGAAAAATTGAATATAAATATATGAGATTAATTTATAACAATCAGCATCAAGAATGGATCCTAAGATTACTAACATTTCGGAAGAGGCGGGAATTTATAAATTTACGCTTAGCGGCATAAATGTCAGTTTAGCAAACGCACTAAGGCGCATCATTTTAACGGAGATTCCAGTCGTCGCAATAAAGACTGATTCGCACGAGACAAATCAGTGTAACATTGAGGTTAACACTACGCGTCTACACAATGAGATCATTAAACAGAGGTTGAGTTGCATTCCCATATGTATGGGGGTAGATGAATTGGATTTGTTGCCAGGCAAATATGTGTTAGTTGTAGACAGAGAGAATAAGACCGACTCTATTGAATTTATCACTACTGAACACTTCCGCATTAAGAACAAAATGAATGGTAATTATTTAACTGACAATGAAATTAAACGGATTTTCCCACCGTGTATTAAGACTAATTCCTATATTGATTTTGCCAGATTGAGACCCAAGGTCGGCGATTCCATCCCAGGTGAACGCTTGAAGTTTACAGCAGACTTTTCTGTAAGCAATGCTCGAGAAGATTCAAAGTTTAACGTTGTTTCCAATTGTACATACGGGTTTACAGTTGATATGCTTAAAGTTCACGAGAAGTGGTCAGCACAAGAGAAAAAACTACAATCACAAGAGGTGTCATCGAAGGACATTGCGTTTCAGAAGACAAACTTTTACATTTTAGATGCTCAACGTGAGATAGTAAAGGATAGTTATGACTATACAATAGAGAGTGTGGGGATTTTCGAAAATCGAGAAATTGTGAAGATTGGTGCAAATGTTTTGGTGACCAAGTTTATCGACTTGATTAAAGAAATCGACGCTGATATGCTTATTATTAATACAAGCGAAACGACGATGGACAATTGTTATGACATTAAATTGGAGGACGAGGATTACACAATGGGCAAATCGCTTGAGTATGTGTTATATTCTAAACACTACGAGGGCGACAAGTCGATTGATTTCTGTGGGTTTAAGAAATTACATCCCCATGATTCCAGTAGCATTCTAAGAGTAGCCTTTCACGAAAAGACCGACAAGTCGATGGTAAAACAGTGTATGCGCAGTGCGTGCGAGGATGCCCATACATTGTTTGCTAAGATTGCCAAGTTGTTCTAGGCGTCATTTAAACAGTTGAAATTTTATAATATTTTTTATATTCATTCATCTCATTGTTCTTATTATCAGTTAACACAATAATTCCCGAATTGTAGGCATTTATAAGATTGTTAATATGTAAAATGTCTTTTCGTCCATTAATTATGAAACCATAATTAATTAACGCATTGTTTGGATAAGACGAACTAATAATAATTGTTTGGATTTCAGCCAATGTATCTTTATTTTTACTTAACAACAATCTATAGTTATGTTCTGGTATAGACACCTTCGCATCTTTTTGTTCGAATCCTTTCACAACATCGTCAAATGTTATAAAGTTGTTAATGTATAAATTTATAATGGCGACTACATTTGTTTTATATTCAAATGAATTATATAAACGGTTCAAAAACGCATTTGATGTCATTGCGTTGTATTTTTTACTGTTGTAACGGTTACAGTATGCTATTATTTCATTCTTGAAGTCTTTGGATGAAATGGTAGATTTGTTGGCATTGTTTATGCTTTTAATGATAAAACTGAGGATGTTTATGTGTTGTTGTTTGTTGTCTAACTTCTCGTCGTCGTAAAGTCTGGTGTAGTCTGACATAATGTGTTCAGTTATAGATACTGGATACATAAAAAATTGATTGAAAATTAGAAAAGAAAATATTTTATATATCGAACAATGTCCGGTTTATATTTTTCGAATTGCGGCTTCTTTTATATGTGTTTCAAACGAAACAGAGAATCAATGTATATTGACGAAAAAACAATTGATTCTACATGGGAAAACACAAAACCATTTGTTCCTCCAATTGAAAGAGGGAAGGTGATTAAAGTATATGATGGGGACACTATTACTATCGCTTCTGCATTACCATATGACAGTTCCCTTGTATATAGATTTTCAGTTCGTTTACGTGGAATCGACACTCCGGAAATAAAGGGTAAAACGGACAATGAAAAAATTGTTGCTAAACAATCTCGTGATGCATTGTTCGCATTGATTGGGGGGAAAGTGGTGACATTGCGAAATGTAGGAAATGAAAAATATGGCAGAGTATTGGCGGATGTTTACATAGATGACTTGCATATAAACAAATGGATGCTAGATAATGGACATGCTGTTAGTTACTTGGGTGGAACAAAAGTGTCAGTATGGTGAACAACTCTTTAACTCATTAAATTCAAATGTTATTTAATAAAATTGAAATGAAAATATAATTACATTACATTTATCAAAACGCATTATGGAACGCAGAATTAACAAACGAATCGAAACTTACGTAGCTACAATGAAGAGCGATATATGCCAGAAGATCAAGGATGCCAATGTTGATGGGTCAAACGATTTGGTGTCTTATGTGTTTGATTATAACCGCCTATTGTTAGATAAAAACGATTTTATAAAACGCAAGCGTCTTAAGAACTCCATTCCAGTGACAAATCGTTGTACCGCAAGAAAGGCAAACAATGACCAGTGTACCCGCAGACGAAAAGAAGGTTGCGAATTTTGCGGCACACATTCCAAAGGAGCACCACACGGTCTTATGGACTCCACAACGATTGACAACAAAACGAGTCACAAACTAGATGTGTTTGGAGAAGAAGTGGATGGCATTATTTATTATATGGATAAACACAACAATATTTATAAGATGGAGGATATAATGTCAGAGAAGACAAACCCGGTCATTATAGGAACATATGAACTCATAAATGGGGTTTATAAAATTAACATTATTCGGTAGTCTTCATCGAGATACTTTCTATTGTTGTTTCCTCTCGATTGTCCATTATAAAATCATTAACTGACGTAGCGGATTCTAAATCGCCTTTATAATATTTAGATAGTATGTTCATAAGGTTTTTCTTATTAATTGGTTTTTTTACTTTTCTAGTTTGGTATGATAGTTTCCCATTATTGATATCAAATTCATCTATTTTATTTTCCTTCATTACAGACATTAATTTAGCGGATAGAACCTTCTGTTTAATTTTGCGAGTTTTTTCTTCTTTTTTAATTTGTCTTATTTCGTTGTCCAATTTAACCCATTCCTTTATATTTTGTATAAGTTCGGTTTTTAAATCCATTGTTTATACTATAACGACATTTTTATATTATTGTTGTTATTACATAATCTGCAATAAAAATGATGTGTCTATATAATATAAAGAGATAAAACATGTTTAGTAAAAAATCTAGACGCACACAATCTAGTTATAAAATGTTTATAAATAATTCTTCCGTTTCATTACAAGTTAAACGCGACCCAAATATTAATTTGGGAATGAACTACACACAGAACCCATCGACGAAAATAAACACTTTTAATCAATCTATACCTTCGCGTCTGAATAATAGAGGTCAGTCGGACAAAGGTAAGATGATATGGGGAGAACCTACGTGGACTTTTTTTCATACATTGGCAGAGAAGGTAAACGAAGAATCATTTGCAATTGTTAAATCAGATATGATTAAATACATATACGTTATCTGCACCAATTTACCGTGTCCCGAATGCGCACAACACGCAGGAATATATTTAAATTCCATAAATTTCAATGCGATACAGACGAAGGAACAATTAAAGGATATGTTGTATTTATTCCATAATGAAGTAAATAATAGAAAGGGTTATTCATTGTTAAGTCGATATGATCTAGACGAGAAATATTCCAAGAATGTATTGACAACAACATTTTATAATTTCTTAATTAGATTCAAAGACAAGCATGCCAGCATTCGCATGATAAGTGATGACATGCATCGAGCCAGATTAGCAAAACAACTGGTAATTTGGTTTACTGATGCACAAACGCATTTTGACACTTGATTACATTTTTAAAATGGCATAAAAATGTAATGTTAACAAAAATCACCTATTATTTTGAACCCTTTAAACGACATCTGAATTTAGTTGGGTTCATTTTGCATAAATTTTTGTCTGACGCCCCCTGAAATATCGTTATGTCATAACCAGTGTTTATTAACGTTGTACCCCAACCAAAACCAATCAATCCCGCTATTATGATAGCAACTAAAATGTTAAATGCGTTATGACATCCTTGTGATAGATTCCATGCTGCATCCACCATTATTAAAATGGTAAATAATGAGATTGTAGGAACATTTAAAGCCCATGTGTTGTATTTTGCTATGACAGTTAATATGTAAGTAAATGTGAACACCAATGATGTTTGACTGAGAGGAAGATTGGATAATGGAGAGTTAGAGAATTCCATAGTTTTACACATTTCTTTGTCATTCCCTTCATCTTGTGTTTTAAATATACCGAATCTACTGGTAAGGATAGTAAATGTAAGAGCTATCAAAAGACCGGCTAAATAAAAAAGTCCTTTTATGTCACCGTTGAAAAGAGATTGTAGTAAGAAGAAGCATACAATAATCAATGGTGACAATCTTAATGCCAAATATATGATGCTGGTTATATTAAGTTCCATTATACATTAGTTCTAGACAAAAATGTGCACGAAAGTGTCTTCCACTTTTGATATCATTACAAATTCTACGTTGTCGTATTTTCTGTTTTTATCGCAAAAGTCTTTGTATTCCTTTTCATTTTCTTTTGGAAATAAGAATTTTGTTACTCCAGCACGTACACCACCAAGTATTTTATCTTCTAGTCCACCTATTGCCGTTACATTTCCTAGTAAATCTATCTCACCCGTTATTGCTACTGTATTGTTTATTTTTTTATTATTTAATAAACTGTAT